GCTAACACCTCATTCCACAACTCATGTCTCACAATCTCTTTCATTTCTGCTTTACACTCAATAACTATGTCGAAGAGGAAGATGTGCCCCGCATCTCAGCTTACTTCGAAGAAGAAGCCAAATACTGGATCATCGGCCGAGAGGTCGGAGATTCAGGAACTCATCACCTTCAAGGGTACGCCTCGCTTCGAAGACGGCGTACTTTCAACTCTGTTCGGGATAAGCTCGGCACTAGGTGCCATATCGAGAGGGCAAGAGGTACTGCTCGACAAAATCGAGAGTATTGCTCTAAAGGTGGAAACTTTATCGAAGGAGGTTCAATCAATGAAGGCGCAGCCGCAGGAAAATCAAGAGATGAACAAGGAAGACTCTTCATGGCTGCCGTCCGATCCGGTGATAAGGGAGTGGCTTCTTTCGCCGATTCCTTCCCCGGAGCGTATATCTTCTCCGGAGCTAACATGCTCCGAAATGCTCTTTCTTTGCGAGTCCCCTGTGAAAGGCCTGACATCAATGTCAGGTGGATCTATGGAGCCCCAGGAGTGGGAAAATCAAGATTGGCCCACGCAACTCTTCCAGAAGCCTACATAAAAGACCCAAGAACAAAATGGTGGAACGGTTATATGTGTCAGACTGATGTTATCATAGATGACTTCGGTCCAAATGGTATCGACATTAATCATCTGTTAAGATGGTTTGATCGTTACAAATGTATCGTAGAAACAAAAGGTGGAATGGTTGCTTTATTAGCAAGCACTTTCATTGTTACTTCTAATTTCCATCCAAGGGAAATATTTAAGTTCGGGGATGAGATAAATCCCCAATTACCTGCACTAGAACGCAGGATTGTACTTGAAGAAATGAAATAAATACCCCATTATCCAATATCACAAAACAGATTATCTTATGAAAACTGGTCGGCGCTTCGCGTCACGCATCGCGGTGGGGCCGGGCCGGGTAGCGAAGCGGACCTGGCCCCGGACCCATTGTCGTGCGGATGCGAGGCTGTAGCTGACACCGCCGGCCGGCCGGTGTCAGCGCGAAGCGCTGACCAAGAGCCGAAGGCTCTATAAATACCCCGATAGGAATGAGAAATCAGTATGGCTCGCACAACACAAACTCGAAAGAGGTCTGGAGGGCCTCTTCGTAGAACTCAATTCAAGAGACGTAGGTTTATTAAAAGATCGAATGGAAGGAAGACGTCTCAATGGACGTCTCAAAGAGGTAGTGGAGCTGGTGTTGGTTTTAGTAGAAAGCGCACTACCCGTAAACAATTTAGAAGACAATTATGGAATGCGTCAATGGCGACAACGCATTATAGATCTAATAATGCAACAACTGGAACTGTTGCTACGCCTGCTGGTGCTGCTACCATGACTACTTCTATAGTAGCATCAAGGAGGTTAGGTGGTAATAATTTCTGGTTAACTGCCGGAGGTGCTGTTAATCCAGATGGAGGATTGATTCCATCATTTGCAACGGCTACAGATATCACTGTTAGAGGTGGTATGTATGGATTAAGATTGGCAAATTCACCGGATGCACTGGATACTGATAAGGATTCGTTATCAGTAATAGTATATTTGATTAAAAGTACGAAGAATTGGAATTCATCAAGTTTACCAGCATCAGTAAATGTTGGTTGGGATCCAAGTTTAGTTACGGATTTTCAAACTAATATTGGGAAGGTTATATATCGTAAGAATTTTCTATTAGCTGAAGGAGAAGTTATGACTATTGAAAGAAGAATGTTTCTTCAGAAGATTGATCAGTCGGAATATACAAATAGCCAATCAGAAATGATTTGGATAGTATTGGCGGGAAACACTTCATCAGCGTCTTCAAAAAATTTATTGTTGACTGCGTATTATAACTTATCGTTTGTTGGCGATGCCGTGTAATAGAAGCTATACCTAAGCGTAAGCGCTTACGTCAATGGCTTAATCATTGTACTATAATAATGTGGGCAGAGCGTGGGGGTTAGTATTACCCCCCACGCCCTACCCACCCACATACATCAATAAAAGGAGGAGGCTAACACCTCATTCCACAACTCATGTCTCACAATCTCTTTCATTTCTGCTTTACACTCAATAACTATGTCGAAGAGGAAGATGTGCCCCGCATCTCAGCTTACTTCGAAGAAGAAGCCAA